GTCCGCCGCGGTCGACCCTTCCCTCTCCAGAGGTCTGAGACTCGAAGCCGGCCCGCCCGCAGCCTTACGGCCACAAACGAAGGCTCTCATGAGGTTCAGCTGCTTCCCAGCGTCTTGTATCCGCTCGACGTAGCGCCGTATTGGTTAGCGCGTCCCCTACGTCCTTCCACCGGCACGCCGGATCGGACCTTGGGGTCCTCCGTCGAGCAGGTCCCCTTCTGCTTTCACAGAAGGTTCATCCGCTCTCAAGCTCTCCGCCTCTTCAGAGCCTACCGCACGGATGTCCCCGTGGCAGAGCCCGAAGGCACCGCCGTGAACACACCGCACGCGGCGCTGCGAACCTATTGGTACGCCGCGCCACCGCTCCAGTCCGCCACCCGCTCCCCGGATGGCACCTCTCCTGAGGTTCTGCTCCCCTTCAGCGCCTCAAGCACCGCGAGTCCTTTTCTCGGCGCGGCCACCGCGATCTCTCGCTCGACCTCACCGGCCGGGGGTTTGCCTCACCCACGACCTTTCCGCCTTCAGGGTTTCTCACCCTCGTGACGGCTTTCTCCTCGCAGCGCCCCGTTGGTCTCTTTCACCCAACAGGCACTCGTGGGGTTTCGGGCTTCTCAGAGCGTTCGCGCGATGAGGTCGACCTCTCGGACAACCCCGCCTTGCAACCCCATAGCTTCCACTCGGGCGAACCCAAACAGAAGACAGACGCCGCTCAGCTCCTCGCTCGACAACCCGCACCGACCCTATCGCTGTTTCCAGCGCTTGAGGCCGGACGGCACTCTTCCAAGCCCACCCCTCCAGGGTCTGACTCTCCTTGCCGCGGCAGCGGAAACCCGCCACCTCCTCTCCTCTCTCGAGGCCAGAGCGTTCGACCGCCTCAGCGGCTCCCGCTCCGGCTGGGCTTCCTGGCACGTCCTTCGCAGCCACGTAAAGTAGACTGCGCTCGAGGTTGCCAGCGCCCTCCAGAGTCTTCACGCACAAGAAGCGCGGCCGGTTCTCTCGAACCAAGCCAACCCTCATGGGGTCTGGTGGCCATGCGACCGCCACACCGAAATGCGGCTATCGCAGCGGGCCCGGGTCGTATCCGCTGACTTCGTG